TTGATACTCGGTTACCTGATAATGAAGATATGCTTTATAGAGATGATGAAAGGACAATATAATGACTGAAGAAGTTGAAATATATGCCGGACACAGTTATGAGGACCGAGCAGGATCTAGACGGAGATATAATCTTACTAATGAAGATCTTGAAGCAATCACTGCAATTGTTGAAGCTGTAGTTTATAAGCAACAACATACAGATACGAATTGTCGATTTGCTGCTATTCAACCTGGTGATCTTAAAGCGATGGTTGATGCACATAAAAAGTTTACTGTTATGATGGATGATAATAGAACCGTGGTTAGAAGATTTGTTCTAGTCTTGATATTGACTGGAGTAGCAGGTACAACAGTTTATGGTTATTGGGCAAAATTTGTTGATGCAGTTAAAAAAGTAACAACTGGGAGCTGAGATGATACTTAAAGATGGTAGTGAAACTCAAGATCCTCGTTGTGGATTGATCTTTCAAGCTGATCCTACAGCACCTAATCTTCTTGCTGTGCCACCGATTGATGATGGTATTGACCTGCGATATCGAGAATTGATCAGTAAATATCGAGTAAAGAAATTTAAAGAGCCTTTACTTAATCAAGGTAATTGGAGTGCTTGCGGAGGATTTGGATTTGCTGGTTTTATGGAGCATGAGCCTGGGATAAGAACTCTTGGAGATGAATGGGCTCTTGAGTTTTACTTTCGGTGTCAAGATAATGATCAGTGGCCAGGTTCAGAAAGACCTGGAGCAAAACCAATTAGTTATGGTACATCACTTGCAGCAGTAATGCAGACTGCAAAGCAAGAAGGATTGATTGAATCATATTGTCGAGCAAGGACTGTTGATGAAGTAATTCGTGGCATCGACTATTACGGCAGTGCTATACTTGGTCTGGAATGGACTGAGGGTATGATGTATCCTCGTGAAGTAGATGGATTAAGTACTCTTGGTGGAGAAGTAGTTGGTGGACACTGTACAGCTGGAACATTCATTAATTTACATCAACGAATTATTGGTGGTCCAAATTCATGGCCGGATTGGAACTTATTGCGTAATGGCTATTGGGTAATGGATTTAGATGACTTTGCCGAAGTATTTATGAAACGCGGTGGTGAATGTGCATTTGCACGGAAGGCGGTAATATGAATATGAAAGTTGATGATAAATTTTATGAGTTTTTAAAACTTGTTGAGGGAAGTCATAAACAAGTTTATCCTGATTCAGGTGGAGAACCTACTATCGGTATTGGCCATTTATTGACACTCTCTGAGCGAAGATCAGGAAAGCTCGTAATTGGTAAAGCTGTTGTAGAATATAGACATGGATTAACTGATGAACAGATATTAACTCTTTGCATACAAGACATTCGAGTTGTAGTTAAGATAGTAAATCGCGGAGTTAAGGTAATACTTACACAAAATCAATTTAATGCCTTAGTAAGTTTTACTTTCAATGTAGGTGATGATGGTTTTCTGAACTCTACTTTACTTCGATTACTTAATCAAGGGCATTATGTTGCTATTCCTACTCAATTGCGTCGATGGAAATATGATAATGGAAAAGTAGTTCAAGGTTTAATTAATCGACGAGAAAAAGAAATTCGATTGTGGTTGTCATAAAGAGGTAAGCAATGTCATATAAACCTGGTGATTATTTAGTAATTTGCGATCAATGTGGCTTTCAGCGTTATGCATCTGAATGCCGGATGACTTGGGATAAGTTGTTTGTTTGTGCTGATACATGTTGGGAAGAAAAGCATCCACAGTATACTGATCCAAAACCATTAGGCGAGAAGCAAAGTGTTCCTGTACATAGGCCGGAACCAGAGGAAAATTTTATAACTGTTCCAATTACACCAGATGATCTTTAAGGAATTTTATGACTACTTTTAGTGAATTAAAAAGTAAAGCTGATGTTCTTGTTGCTGATCCTTCTTTGACTGATTATTTAGGGGACTTTATTAATCAAGGAGTTTCTGAAATTGCTGGCGGAATGCTTTCGTTATTAGATGGAATTGAGAATCCAATACCGAATGCACTTACGCCGCCGTTGCCTGAATTATTTACTATAGGTACTGTAACAACTTCAACGACTGCTGCTTTTGTAGCTATGCCAACTAATTTTCATCGAGACTTGCAATTAGTAGTTTCACCTACTGGAAGTGAGATTGATATAGCACATTCGTTTATTGAATTTACAGAGACTTATCCTTTGCTGAATAAGTCAGGAAGAATTTCTGAATCTATTGAACATGGAAGAAAATTATATTATCAAGGTATTCCTACAAGTGCTGAGACATTAACATTACATTATTATAGAAAACCCGTTGATATGGTTCTTGATGCTGATGTTCCTGATGGCATTCCTTCACATTTACATATTTCTTTGTTGGTGAACTTTGCAGCTTGGAAAGCTTATGAGCATATTGAAGATGGGCTTGAAGGTGAAACACCAAATACTATTAAATTTAAAAAGCTTTTTCTTGAAGCAATGAGAACATTTGAATTAACACTTCCATTTTATTCTCGTGGATTCATGCTTAAATAATTTAAAACAGAGGTATACTATGGCATTGGAAGAAGGAAAAAGAGCAAAGTTGAAACAACCGCCTGTTGAAGGAATTGTAGTTGATGTGCAGTACAACAAGCAGGAGCGATGCCTTGAGCATTGCCTCGAATGGACCACGGATGTTAATAATGATGGAGTGCCAGAAACTCATAGGCGCTGGTTTCTTGAATCTGAATTGGAAGAGGTGATGTGATGGAAGAAATTAGAACTGAATTTTCACATGGTCTCTCAGTTCAGGGTGCGAATATTGGCAGAGGTGTTGAAGCACTAGAACAGTCTAAAGCAATTGGTAGGTATGATGTTGAATGTATTGGCCCGGTTGAAGAATTTCGAGCACAGTACGTGTTGCTTTGTGATAAGATTCTCTCTTTCAAGCAGATGGGCAAGGTCAGACGATTCTTGCAAAGGATGGATATTGCCAAGACGCTCTCCGACTTTGCTGCAGTTCCGATGGAGGCCAAGTGGACTGAGGCATTTGATAATCTTGTTACTACTGCTGGCAAGAATGATATGCTGGATAAGTATCTAGCTGGTTCATCTTATACTGCCGCTTGGTATATTGGACTTATCGGATCGACAAGTTATACAACTGGTGCTGCGGTCACTAATACGATGGCCTCGCATGGAGGTTGGGCTGAGGATGTTGAATATTCTCAGGCAGCTCGGCCGACTACAGCGTGGAGTGCAGCAGCAGCTGGAAGTAAAGCTCTTTCTGCGGCTTGTGTTTTTTCAATTAATGGTGATGGCACAACGATTAAAGGTTGTTTTCTTAACTCTGTAGCTACTAAGTCTGGTACCACTGGCACTTTGTTCTCGGCTGGATTATTCACTGGCGGCGACAAGGTTCTCGCCAACGGCGACACGCTGAACGTCAGTTATACCGCCACCTTGACTTAATAGGTTGATGTGGGGGCTGTTCCGTATTACATAAATGCAGGTGCGTTTACCAGTGGCAGCGGGGCTATTTCAGTCCCGATTCCCACAGGGGCCGGTTATACCGATGGTGATCTGCTTGTTCTCTTGGTAGCGACGGCGAATCAGGCCATTACTACCCCTGACGGCTGGACCGAGGTAGCTAATAGTCCACAAGGCACAGGCCCTGCCGGATCAGCCGGTGGGGTGATGCTTGCGGTGTTTTGGCGGATAGTGTCAGGGGCACCCTCTGCAGCGGAGATTGCTGATTCAGGAAGTGTCACTATCGGGCAGATGCTTCATATTAATGGCGTTGACCCGACCGGCCCGATCAATATAACTGCTGGCGGAGTTAATGCCACAGCGTCTACTGACTGGTCCTGCCCAGCCGTGACAACCACCGTTTCAAACTGCCTCATTCTGAACTGCATCGCCCAGGACCAGGATGCCAATTCTACCACTTCCCTCACCTACTCCTGGAATACCAACCTCACCAGTTTTACCAAGCGGATTGATCAGACGGTTAGCACAGGGGCGGGCGGCGGCCTGGGATTATGTACCGGCGAAAAAGCCACTCCTGGAGATATTGGGACGACTTTTATAACCAGTGCAGTATCTACCACGGCGGCGTTCATCACAATTGCCTTACAGTCACAGACTGTTTTTGGGGTGTCGCAGTCGGAAACCACGGCAGCTAGCGAGGCATCTGTCGGTGGCAGTAGCGAGCAGGTCAATGCGGAGCAGACCGATTCGGCAACACCGGGAGAATCCTCTACAGGGACTGCGCCCATAGATGCGGAGCAGACTGATTCTGCATCTGCAACAGACGAGTATCTGCCATTCAGGCAAGTTAAAGTTGTCGGGATCGTGTCTCTTCCGCCGAAGGACAATGCTTTTGGTGATCATGCTGGGACTTACACTGTTACCGTGCCGGATGATGCTGATTTTTGTGTACTGTTTCATGGGTCCAGAGATACGTATGTTGATGATGTTCCGCCATATACTGATGACTTTATGGTTGGTGAATATTTCCTTGGGGGTCAACCATTCGTATTTTTAGCCAGGAGCGAGGAGTGGGATGAACATCTTGGAAATAATGAATATATCTCTGATGTAGCTGCATATGGCATAATCGGACCAAGGCTTGGAGAGCAGGCATTCAGTTGGGATTTTTTTTACCCGCTATCAGATTTCCATTACTTCAGTCTCGTCTTTTACTCAAACGTCCACCAGACCGCCCCTCTAGTCTACCAAGAGGATCGGCCTGCCGATCAGCATTACTTCAATGCGTGGGCCACCGCCTCCGATACACCAGTCACCAGATCTCTGGCTATCGTTGATATGGAGGGCGGGCTAGTAGTCGGCGCAGTGTCTACCACAAGCACGACAGCCACCATAGAGACAGGCAACCAGTTGCTCAGGTTGACACATGGAACTGGAGAGTATCCGTATTTTATCATCACAATGGTAGGCGACTATCCTGCCGGGTCGGCAACCTCATTTGACTTCACCAATATCTCTTACGCGGGTTTTCTCGCATTCGCTCTTCGTTCATCTACGGGAGTGTTGCACCGAGTCTTTCAGACCGAATCCGCTGGCACCATTGCAGAAACAAGCATCGGGCAGGATCAGACTCAGTATGTGTATTCAGCGGCGGCAGAAGAAGCCTTGCTGGATGCCTTGGAGCAAGCAGTATCCGCTGAGAGCGTTGAGCAAGTAGACAGTGTATCCGCAAGTGCAGACCCTGACAGTGAACTTATCCCATCTGGTGCAGAGATAACTGAGACAGGACAGGCAACTGATGAGGAAGACAGTTTCGCCACCAATGAGGGGTTCGACCGGGGAGTAGGTGAATGGGCCACGCCAAGCGCTGAGGCGGGATCTACTGCGGAAAAACCAGGCACGGCAACAGAGACAACCACAGTCCGCAACATCAACGGACCCTATGTCGATATCCCGACTGGGATGATGTTCTCTGACAGCCGAGATTATCAGGAGCATGTGCAAATCAACTCAGCGGCGGGGAGCAGATCAGTCACAATCCATCCCGATACCGATCTACTGATCTTCACCTACAGCACTTTATTCAGCACCCCATCGTGGATACAGGAGGGAAACTATACCCTGACATTAGGAGGAGTGGCGATTGCACATCTCGCCAACACAAACGCAGTTGGCTACAACGTCATGGTTGCGTATGTCAAAAACCCGACATCGGGGACCATCGCCTGGAATTTCCCTAATCCTAATTTCGGCGGGGCGGCTGACATTTATGACATCATAAAAATCTGCCAGTTTACCAACGTCGATGTGTCGGGCGACCCGTTCCGTAGTGTGATTGACCCGATAACCGATGGGTACATAGAAGAACTTACGCTTTCTGATATCTCGTTTAATGAAGGGGATATGGTCGTCGGTATTGAGTACGGACCAGGGGGTGGGATCTTCGGGCAAGTCTCATACAACGTAGGCCGGCAGCCAAATATAATCACCGGGGGAGTCTACAACACCTCATATGGTTGGTCGATTCGCACAACGGTAGGTGTCATCCCATGGGGTGCGAGCAGCATTACAGCAACTGCTGGCGAAGGTGGCACTGGAGGGATAGAAGAAGATATCTCCATGATGGCTGTTGTCCTCAAAGTGAAACTGGAGGGGTGGATTGCTTCACCAGCAACTGCTGATTCAGGATCACTCACACCATCTGATACTTTAACCAGTACTAGTCTTCATGCTGAAGAAGCGGATAGAACTGATTCTTTAGAGGTAACTGAATCACATGATGGAGTTTCTTCTGCTACTGAAGAAGCCTATAGGACTGACAGTGCTGCAATTGCTGAAACACCAGTTGGAGCACAATCTTATGGAGGATCAGTTACAGATAGTTTGTTAATTGCTGATGATCGAATAGCTAGTCGCTATGTTTATGGTACAGGTTATGCATGGGCTATAGTTAGAGCAACACAGAATAGTCATAAGACAGTTGATTCCTCAGTTAGTGATACATTAATTCCTAGTGAAGAGGTTATTGCATGGCGAGGACTTTATACTTCTCTGGCAGATATAGCAACCATTGAAGAGATAGTGTCAGCATACAATGCTGCATCTGGAGTAATTGCTGAGAGCATGGGAATAGATGCTGACACAACGACAATAATGGTCAGTTGGGGATTCACGGTTGAGACTTCATTTACTGTTGCTGTACCAACGAATACTGCTATCATGAATGCTTCAAGGATAGAATTGTTCACGATTCTTGATGGTTATTCAGCAAGCAGAATTGAATGCTATTTCCCTGAGATGACTATCACTTATGGGGAAACAGTATATACTGCTACTCTGTTTGTTCCGACAATAGAAGCAATCTTTAACAGTGAGACAATTATGGGGACGTTGCAAGATAATGAGATAGAAGCAATTTTCAGCCAAAATGAAATTACTGCTGTTCATGATACACCTGAAATAGAGGCTATAGCAGCTGGTGCAGTTGTTGCGACTCTCAGTCAAGCTACATACATCGCAACAAAGGGAGAATGATATGGCAAATGAAAACGATATTAGGATGTATAGGGGTGATTCATACGATCTTACTTTTACGATTACTGATAGTGATACAGCTCTTCCTGTATCTCTTAATGGTGCAACATTGAAGATGACTGTTACAACAATTAAAGACCCACCTGATGCTACTACCAAACTATTCGATATGACTGGTACTATTAATGCAGACCCAACAACTGGGATAGTAGTATTCAAGCCAACTTCAGTGAATACTGCGGCTATTGGAAATTATTTTTATGATATTCAATTGACAAGTGGAACGGATGTAAGGACTGTTCAAAAGGCAAAATTTGATATAGTTCAGGACAATACGAAATGATTATAAAATTGTTTTCTGGAACTACTGGATGGAACAATATTGCTGATCCAACTAGGCTTAAGATTGACTTTGAAACTGGTATAGTCGAATTGGCAGAGGCTCTTGATGTAGATATAGATGATAATGGGCGAATATCCAGAAGATTAGGACAAGTCAGAATTGCTACAGGTAGTTATCATTCTATATTTTATGAGGGAGTTGATTGCTTTGTTGTTATTGAGCTAGCAAGTGAAGCAGCAATTTACAAAGTCAATACTGACAATACTCTGGTTGGAGTTCGATCTGGATTGACTCAAGGATTGAGAATGGGTTGGTGTCAGACTAAGCTTGGCCTTTATTACAGCAATGGTGTACAGAGTGGTCGCATTGTAGCTGGAGTTTCTTATACCTGGGTTGCAACTACTTATGTAGGACCTCCAACTACTAGGACATTTGGAACACCTCCACTTGGCACTCGTCTTGCTTTGTTTGCCACTAGTATGTGTGTAGTTAATGGTTCCATTGTTAACTATTCTGAGCCATTAGGATATGGTTTATTTGATAATGCGCGATCAAGATTGCGGTTTGGTAGTGATGTAAAGATGTTTAAGCCCATTGATGGTGGGGTATGGGCATCTGATAGCAAGCGAACTTATTTTCTTGAGGGCTCAAATATTAAAGAACTCATCAGGCATCCACGTCTTGAATGTCCTGCACACGAATACTCAGAAGCCATAGGATATATCAATGGTGCAGACTTTGGACTTTCACCAGATGTAGGAGAGTGTGCAGCATGGTCGTGCAATGATGGACTGTGTATAGGCACACCACAGGGGCAGTTGATTGTAGTTACTAAGGACAAACTCAATTATCAGGCTGGAACTAGGGGTGCAAGTGTTATTTTAGGTAGTACAGTTATCAATACAATTGATGATTCAGTTTGCATCAGAACCAATCTTCGTGGAGCAGCATCTAGTAAGTATCAGAATTATGGATTTAACTCGATGGTTAAGTTTAATGGTGGCTTGTATGGTGCAAGGAGTGATGGACTTTTCCAGCTTGCCAGCGGAAGTACTGATAACACTGCACTGATTGCTTCTACATTTACTTTGCCTACTACTGACTTAGGTTCACAAAATAACAAGCACATTCGTTTCTGGTACATGGGGGTAAAAACTGATGGCAAAATACAACTTGACTTGACAGCAGAAGGTAAGACGACTAGTACTAAATCATTCAGGATTTCACCTCCAAGGAATGTACACCAAGTTGTTAGGACACCAATAGGGCGTAACTTGTATGGAAGATATTGGACTCCGAAGATATCAAATGTTCTTGGAAGTGATTTTTCTATAGATACAAATGCAGTATTACCAATTATTAAATCAAGTGGAATTTCATAGGAGATAGTTATGGCAGATTTTGTATCATCCGCAGGAGTAGTACTGCCTGTTGCAACAGTTACTCCAAACCTTCCAGATATTCATGTCCCTGATCCGCCTATCATAATTGGTGGTACACGTACTTTAGTTGAAACAAAACTGACTTCGACCATGCAACTGGCCGATGACATGATGGTCAGGCTGGTCGGACTTGATGGAACAAGCGGTTATCTTGGAACACTTAACTCATTGATTACCACTTATTCGGAACCAGTTCTTGATCCACTTTCTGTTACCCTGACAACAACTGCGGTAACTATTCCAGATCGTCCATTGCCTACTGGGCTTGCTTCATTGATTACTGATTTTGGTACATTTAATACAGCCGCGCCGACTATGGCAGCAATGCCGGCCATTGACACGACGGCTCTGACTCCAGGCACTGCTCCAGTTGCACCTGATGCAAGTATCACATGGTCTGAGACTGCGCTTGCTACTTCTGTTTATACACCATTGTTGGCGAAAATCCTTGCCACTATGGCAGATGATTCCACAGGGCTAGATCCGTTGGTTGAGCAGGCTATTTATGATAGAGCCATTGCAAGAAACCTGACTACTAATAATAAGATGCAAACCGAGGTCGAGACTTATTTCTCGGCCCGTGGTTGGGATGAACCACAGGGTGCACTTGAGGGAAGACTTCTCGAAGTATCTGCTGAGATTGCTAGAAACGAAACTGATGTTACTGAAAAGATAATGATCGAGCGCGCTGATCTGGCACAGAAAAATGCTCAGTTCATCATCCAACAAGCAACTGAATTAGAAAAATTAATTCGTGCTACCAGGGATGGAGAATCACAGCGAGCACTTGATTATTCTAAGGTTTCTGCAGAGATTGTTATTCAGTTATATTCAGAAAGTGTCAAAGGTTATGTTGCTACTCTTGAAGCTAAGAAAGCATATATACAGGCACAAGTTGAAGTTCTGCGTGGAGTTATAGAAAGTAACAAGGGCTTGCTTGATGTGTATAAAGCACAATCTGAAGTATTCAAGATTGGTGTTGAGGCTAAGGCTAGTATTAATGATGCAATTATCAAAGGCTTTGAGGCTGAGATAACTGGTTATGAAGCTGAAACTAAAGCACTTACTGCTAGCCAAATGGCTCTTGTTGAAGATAACAAAGCAAAGATCGAAAAGGCTGATCTTGAATTACGTCTGATGATTGCCCAGATTGATGCTGCAATTCGAGCCTATATAGGCGAGTCTTCTTTGAAGGAAAAAGTCAGTAATGACTTAGCTCAGATTGCTGCACAGTCTGTAGCTTCTGCATTGAATGCAGTCAATGTTTCTGCTTCAGTCGGTGCGACTGAAAATGAAAGTCGATCTGAGGATTATAATAAGAGTGAATCAATTACTGAACAACATAGCTTCCATTCTAGCATCTCTGAATCACACGATTATACACATAATCCAACAGCATGATAGTTCCTATTAAAATAACATATACCGGAGATACTTTTACTGGTAAGAATTTTGCTAAGCAAGCTAGAGTTCAAGTTGGCATGCTGAAGGATGATATGGCTCGACTTGGGCTTAAACAAGGCAGACGTTTTGTTCCTGTTGCTCCAGGTGTAACTATTGAATCGCGCTCAGTATTTGGATTTGATGAAGCAAGGGTTCATGTTGCACCTTTAAATAGAAAGAAACTTGGCAAACACTTACCCATCGAAGAAAGGTATGAATGGTACTGGTATGCCTTAGCAGTTTCTACAGACACTATACAGACTCTTATTTCAGGTGGTGGGCTATCAGATATTGATGTTGATACAATGGGCAACGTAATTGTAGTTGGTTACACTAGAACAAGAGATTTTGCAGATGCTTCGTCAGACTTATCAAATGAAGCATACGTTCAATATTATGATAATGATGGATGGTTTCAGCGTCGTCGAGTATTAGAAGGTGGACTGTTAAGTGGAGTGAATCGGAATGAATCTGGTACTGGAGTTGCAATTGATCCTACAGTTCCGACAGAACTTGATACTGATTATGGTGGAGTTTATGTCACAGCAGATATTTATAAGTTGCGTGATGATAATTGCTATGATATGAGTCTGATCAAGTATGCTTCAGATGGCGTAACGATTAAATGGAAGAAACGATTTTCTCTTGGAGCGACTGGAATTGATGACCTATTCAGTTGGGGAGTTGATGCTGATGCCACAGGAAATGCTGTAGTGATTGGCAGGCATGATGCCTACGATATCACAGAGCCGTATTACAGTGATCCTTATGCATTGCTGTATAATGCTGGGTACATTGCTTCACTGAGATATGATGGTGTTCTTAATTGGGCGCTGCAGCTTGGAGATAGCTTACTTGATGAAAATGGACACCCAACAGTAATGAACTCCGTAAGTCCTTATGATGTTGCTGTCGATTCAGCAGGAGACATTGTTGTCGGATGTGGTATCAGGGAAGTGGAGACAAGTTTTGTGCATCCAATGGGACTGCTCACCAAACTAAATAACGAAGGCACAGTTCAATGGCACCGAGTTCTTGAAGGCAGGTTCAAGCAGGCGAACGGGCTTTATGGCTGGTATGGCGTCGGCACCAGTATGAGCGGACTGAATATCAGGGGCTGCGCGATCGACAGTAATGGAGATATTTACTGTATTTCAATGACAAAGATTGAGATTGCTACTGATAGTGGTTGGTGGCATTTTCATCTTTCTAAAGTATCTTCTGCTGGCGCATTACAGTGGCAGCGGTTTGCTGAGGTGCAATATCACGACGATGCTGATGCAATCCTTTGTGTTACTCAAGTCGATGTTGCTCCTGATGGAGTGTATATTATTTTTCCCAGTTTCCCTAATGGAACTGATGGATGGGGAGCATATATAATTAAGTTTCAAAAGTCTGATTCTGTTAATCCATTATCTCCACAGGCAGGAGATGTACTTTGGAAAAGGCATCTGGCCCTTGAACTTACACAAGCACAAGTTGCAGGAAATACAGGAGTTATTCCAAGAGCAATTCGAACAGTAGGTTCTGATATTTATTTTGCAGGTTCGATTATTGCTGATAAGTCACCACTTACAGCAAAACTTCCTGGTAGTGGAGGATTTATTGGCAATCACATGGGGTTAGTATTTACCAATCCTGCTTTGACTATATATGATAATCAAGCAAGTATTCCTGTACATCAAGATCCTGGTGAGGGCGAAGGAACACCAGGGTACGAGTTCTTCTGGCACAGTGATGTAACAGTCAACACAACTACCGGGGCGGCAACCATCTTAACACCAAGCGAAGGTGATTACGATTCGCCACTCTGGACGCAAACGAATAAAATTATCAAGAAAACAATTTATACTCAAGGAGAATAAGTATGCTTAATGATTTTCAAGCAGCAGCAGCTGAAGAAGAAAAGAAAAAAAGAAAGTTGTCTCTTCTGCCTACTACAGATGATGCATTTACAGGTGAAGCTTGGAATGTTCCTGTTCCTATAAAGAAACAAGCACCAATGACTCCAGGCGATCCGATGAATGAATCATTTTATGGTGGAAGTAATCCATTAAGAGATATTAATTCTCGTCCTGATAGAATAGGGCAAGGAACTAGAGTAGTTGAAAGAAATATGTTACCTTCAGTAAATATTGAAAGCCCTAAGATTAA